TGCCCCGGACGGACATAGCGGCCTTGATTACCCCGTCCACCGTAGCCGAGATCTTGAACGTCGCGATGAAGCCGTTGAAAGTCCACACCGTCCCGGCAACGTCCGAGAAAAGCAACTTGAACGGAATCGGCAAGCCTGGCGTATTGTTGAGCCCGCGCTGCGTGAACAACGCGAGTACAGCCTTTTGGCTTGTATCGGCCGGGAGGAAGAACATATCGAGCGCAATGTGGCCAGCGTCCAAAAGCGTGATGATCCAGTCGCGCCACGGCGTCCCCGAATCCTGCGCGGTAACGTCCTCTTCCTTGCCGGCCATTTCGAGGCCAGTGAGTGAGCCTTGGCGAGAGATCACCGTGTAAACGGGCGGGCTCGACGTGTCGCCGTAAAAAAGCTGCGTGCCCTTCGAGGGAACTGCGAGAACGTTACTCATGAGGTCTCCTTATTGATCGATGTACCAAAGCTTTGCGTCAATGACGCACATGAAAATGGGCGGTTGGGTTTGCGGCTGAACCAGCATTCGTCTGCCAAGCACGTAGTTCGGAGGCGTGCCGAGAAGTGGAGGCGATTGCACGAGCTGGGCGCAATTGAAAGTTTCAAGAGCTGCTGTGACGGCCTGAGCGAAAGCTTCGCTCTGCTGTCCCGAGTTTGCGCCTTGAAAGAATCCGGTGATCTGGAATCGAACATACCCGAACGTTCCCTGGTTTGCGTTCTCCTGGGTGTAAAGAGGCACGGTCGCAATTCGCTGATACGCTGCGCTCGGATAGGTTGGGTTCTGAGGAAGCTGGACGAGAAAAAGATTATCGCCAATAATATCAGTGACACCAGACTGAGCCAAAAGACCCGCACGTAATTGCTGTTCGACTGAAACACTCACTGGCCTCCTACAACTGCATCGAGTTCCTGCAAAATGCCGTTCTTTATCGCATCAATTGCCGGCTGTTTCTGCGTCTCGTACGCGGGTCTCATGTACGGCTGAGCCGCCTGGTGATAATGCCGGCCCAGCGAATCCACTCCAACGAATCCCTCTTCGATGCGCCTTGCATACGCCGGATCGAATCCCCACTTGTTTCCGGCTTCGACAGCCGGCGTCACGATCTGCTCCTGAATCTCCGCTTCGTCCACTGTGTTTTCCGTGTGGATCGCATCTTGAAGATTACCGCTCTCAACCGGCACAAGCGCTTTCGCTTCCTGCTCGATCAGTCCGGCAGCTTCCGAGACTCCCAGCTTGAGCCCGGTCTGCGCCGCGGTCTTCATGTACTGGACTCGCAGCGAGAGAGCGTCGAGCCCAGCGATCGCAACCGTGATGTTCATAGTTGGTACAACCTCACGGTCAACCTAGTTTGCTGCTGCTGAGAGTCCGACTCCACGCCGCCAGGTGTGATCGAGTACGTCACGCCATCCACGATTGCCAGGAAGCGCTGAAGAACTTGCGGATACCAATCGTTCAACAGAATATGGCGCTGTGGAACTTCGAAGTTATACTCCTGTGTTCGTCCGCCTTCGAGCATTGCCTTGTTGGGCGAAACGGCTGCGATCATGCAGGGGATGTCCACTAACCCCGCTACGTTCTCGTAGTCCGCGTCGGCCAAATCCACTTGACCCAGCGGATCGAGTACCGGAGTAGCGGCGCCGGCGCGATCCTGGAACGTGCAAAGTGATGGAAACAGCCCGGTCACTACCGCGGCCGGCATCACAGCGTTGACCTCATACAGTAACGATTGGTTCACGCGATCATCCCCCCGCTCTCTCGCTGAACCTGTTTCCAGAAACGGTCACGGAAGGACCACTCATCGTTAACCTGCTCAATAATCATGAACGCGCCGGAATTGTCCTCGACATCCCGGTACTCGCACGCCGTTGCACGAAGCTGAATCGAAGCGTCCGAACTGTCGAGCTTCACATCGAGTAATTGCTTGATCGAAGCGAGCCGCGCTTTGTTGGCCGCGAGCGAATCCAAGAGCAACGCCGAAACCCGGAGGTACGATACCGGGCTGGTCGGAATGTTTTGCCCCATCGGCGGGCTATAGAACTGGGCTGATTGAAATTGCGCCCCTTGGATCTGGTAAGCGCCGGTGATTTCAGAATCCTCGAAGATGTGATTCACATCCTGGGTGTCCGAGATCAGCAACCGCACGAAGTCGATCGTGTTGTTCGTGCCGTCGCAATTGTTGTAAGTGAACATCAGGAAACCTAAAGCCAGCAGAACGCGCCCGCCACCTCCCCCGAGATTACCGAGCGCGTTCCACATAGCAACTCGTTACTGACCGAAGCTCGCGACAGTTGTACGGCCGTCGATGTTGGTACCACCCATGACTCCGACAATTTTCATGTCCTGATCCATGGAATAGAAATCGCCCATCATCGGGTCTACGCCGCCGCCCATCCGCATGGTGTTCGGCACCTTCTGGAAAATCTGCGGAGTCTCGAACCCTTGCAAGAAACCAACTTCAGTAGCTGGACGTGCCTGCGAATCCGGATCGATGGTGATGCCCCACATTTTGTGCTGGACACCCGAAGCCGTACACACGATCGGAATGTAGGGGTCCATAACCAATTGCAGGTTTTGGACAATCCAGTTTCCGACTTTCACAGCCTGAGCCGGGAAGCCAGTCGCACCAGCTTGCGTACCACCCTGGACTGATACCGTAACTTCCAGCATCTTCATCAAGTTCATTGCGGTGGCGTAATAGGCCGGCCCGTACCACAGAGTCATCGTGCCAGTGATCAGGATCGGGTCACCTGTCGAGTCGCGCATTCCTGCCAAGATCGCGCAAGCATCCTGCAAACCCTGAATGGAGAGCGGAGGATTGTCGGACGACGCGCCGTTGGCAAGGTTGATGAGGTTGCCGTAGCCGGAGTTGTACAGCGTGGCGTTTGGTCCGTTGGCGTCAACGTAAAAGCCGGTGATGAACTTCGAGATACCGCGGTTGCCCTGAATCGCGAGACGATTCGAGAGATCCTTGAAAATCCCAAGATCGTCATTGACGAACGCGCGCCAGTTCACCGAGGTCATCGACTGATAGAGCAACGGCTGATACTGAATCGGTGCCGTCGAAGTGGCCGCGGTAGCTGGCACGGCTCCATCTTGCGGAGCCGGACCAAATAGAGCTTTCTGCGGAGGCGGTGCAGCGGCGTCCATGGCCGTGTAGGGAGTCACCGCACCGTCGAGCAAGTAACGCGAGACCAAACGGAAGTCTCGAAGCGTGTGGATCTTGACCAGCGATTTGTTGACGATCGGATAGGCGTTGTAGAAGCCGTAGTACATCCGATCCAGCACGTCCACATAGAGCGCCTGGTAATCGGTGACCGACATCGTTTCGCGCAATCCCAAATGACGCCCGCCCGGGTCTCCGTAGATGCCCGGATACTTCTCCATCAAATGGCGAACGAAAACTTCGTTGCGTGGTTGAATCGCTTCCTTGATGAATATCGGATCGATTCGCCCAGCGAGAGCATCGGCATAAAGCCGAGCCGCTTCGAGCACTCGCCGGTCATGTCCCGGCCCGGCATTGCGGCGTGCGGCCGCGAAGCCTTGCATGGACTTGTCGTCAGCTACCGGCCCAGCGAGGACGCTGGAGCTGTCGAACCCGCGCCCAGCTTCGCTTGCGATCATTGTCATTTTTGACATTGGTGTTAGCCTCCCGTCACAATCTCGACTACCGCTGTGGTGGAAGTCGTACCGCTGGTTACTGCCGGCGCGCTCGGATCAAGATTTCCAAAGAACGCGCCGCCGCTGGCAGCGTCGAGCGTGAAACCGTAAGTCACGTTCGTTGGGCCATCGGTCGTTCCGCCGTCCGCGTAGACCTTGTCACCAGGGTTGATCTGGTGGCCGGTTTGCGGAGATAACACCGTCGCTCCCACTACGGTGAGATTGAAGCTGCCGTTCAGCAGAAACGTGGTGCCTCCGGTGTTGGCCTGGTAATTGTCCAGCGCCACTGCGGGAATCTTGCCGAGCAGTACGGGTTGCCCTGCCACGATGCTCGAAGGACAAAGCGCGAAGCGCCGACTGGTCGGGGTTCCGGTGAATACTTGGTTCTTCATTTAGGAAGCCCTCCCAACTACCGCGAATTTCGCAGCCTCTTTGTTGCCCATCAGTTCTTCGAAAACACCGACCGATTCCTTGAAAGCGCGCTTGTCGGCTTTCCGTGCGGCCTTCTGATCGGCTTCGGTCATTTGCACAACCGGAGCGCCGCCCAAACCGGTGATGCGTCCCGAGCCGGTGAGCTCCGCAACGTACTGGCCTTCGGATTTCGCCTCAGCGTTCAGCCGTTCGGTGAACTTCACCACGTCCAGCGCGCCGTCTTTCAACGGGAGCGCTTCGCGCAACAC